AACGGTAATGACTTGAACATCCTGCGCTCGCTCATGCTGGTAGCAGCGCCGGATGGTGTGACTTGGGACGCCAGCAGCGTGACGTGGTCCTGGTTGCAGAAATTCGGGAATATGGTGGTAGCCGCACCGAACGGGTGGTGCGACCCGAGGACGTTTACCAGCCAGAATCCCAACGGGGTGGCGAGCTGGGACAACCACTTCATGAACGGCGGAGCCCTGGCCGCAGGCTGGGATGACGTTCAGATGCTCTACGACCTGCGCAACTACCTGCGCACGCAGTTTGGCCTCACTGGCGTTACCCTGTCCGGGCACTCCAACGGTGGGATGATGGTGCAGCGCATCATCCAAGAGCACCCGACCTGGTTTCAGCATTACTGCTCCTCCTCTGGCCCGCTACCTCGCGAGTATTGGTCCCAACACGCCCTGACGTTCCCCAACCAACCGTACTTCGCGTCCTTCGGCGGCCAGGATGCGACCATTAACCTCGTAGGGTCCCCGGGCGGTGTTTTTGCTGACGTTTGGTATCAGACCCTCAGCTCGCTGTCAGTCGCAGACAACAACTCCCCTAACTTGTCCACCTGGATTGGGGACTTCACTGAGCTTGGTGCCCGGTTCCAAGCTGTCGGCACGGCGACCGCTCCGACCCAGACTAGCGGAACCACTACTAGCGTAAAGGTGGGTACGCAGACTCGGTGGACGAGTAATGATGGCCGCGTGCTGTTCCAGTATATGCCGCAGGCAGACCACTCGATCAAGAGCTACCAAGCCACGTCCGGCCGCAGTTTGTTCGTCGACTGGTGTCGGTGGATTGTCAACACTTGACCTGTTAACGCGTAAGCAGTTGATGGATAATTGAAAAATGCCCGGACTCGACATTCCCAGCTCTGCCCCCCAGACACCGATGGTGTCCTACGGGGGCGTCGTGGCGATCAGCCAGGGGCGCCTGTCCGAGCAGGAGCGCGCAAAGGCCGAGGCAGCACAGTCGGCCCCTGAGCTACAGGGCTTGGTTCAATACGTGCGCCAGTGCTGGCAGCGCGCCCGTGACCACAAGCGCCTGCACATTGAGCCCAAGATGTTCAAGGCGTTACGCCAGCGGCAAGGCGAGTATGACCCCGACAAGCTGGCAGACATCCGAAAGCAGGGCGGCTCTGAGGTCTATATGACTCTGACCGGCAACAAGTGCCGGGCTGCATCGAGCTGGATCAAGGACGCCGTGATGGGGCAGCAGGGGGACCGCCCCTGGGGGATCAACGCATCCCCGATGCCGGATTTGCCTGATAACGTTGCAGTACAGGTGAAGGCACAGGTGTCCTCCGTGGTTCAGCAGGCCATGGCCAACGGCTACAAGCCCCAGCCGGGAGAAGCCTATGCGCTGGAGCAGGCTGTAAGAGACCAGACGCTCAACGCACTGCGCGAAGACGCGCAGAGCCGCGCTGACCGCATGGCTGACAAGATGGAGGACCAGCTCGTCGAGGGCGGGTGGCTGGAGGCTCTAGCCAATTTCATCGACGACCTAGTTACGTTCCATGTCGCTTGCCTCAAGGGCCCAGTAGTCCGCCGCCGCAAGAAGCTGACTTGGGAATCCGGGGCCAACGGCATCTACACGCCTGTCGTCGAGGACAAGCTGGTGCCCGAGTTTGAGCGCGTCAGCCCGTTCGATATCTACCCCTCGCCGGATGCCTCAACGCCGGAGGATGGCTACTTCATTGAACGCCACAAGCTGCTTCGTTCTGAGCTGCTATCCCTCAAGGGGGTAGAGGGCTACAACGATGAGGCTATCGACCTAGTACTGGAGCGCTACTACGCGCACGGCTGGGCGGAATGGTTGTTCGGGGATATGGAGCGAGCTGATATCGAGGGTCGTGCCCCCACGTCGCTCTACACCAACCCGGATGGCCGCATCGACGCAGTGCAGTTCTGGGGCTCTATCAACGGTCGGATGCTCCTGGATTGGGGTATGGACTCGAAGGACATCCCGGACGCTGGCGATGACTACGAAGTCGAGCTTTGGCTGGTCAACGAGGTAGTCATCAAGTGCGTGCTGAACCCTGACCCGCTAAAGCGCCGGCCGTACTACACTACCTCGTATAGCAAGAACCCGGGGGGCTTCTACGGCGACTCGGTGCCGTCGATCATCGAGGACATCCAGGCGGTGTGTAACGCCACGGCACGGGCCCTGGTGAACAACATGGGTCTGGCCTCTGGCCCGCAGGTGGCTATCACTGTGGACCGTCTGGCACCGGGCGAGGATGTGACCCAAATCTTCCCGTGGAAGATTCACCAGTTCACGTCCGACCCGACTGGCAGTCAGCAGCCGCCCATTAGCTTCTTCCAGCCCAACCCCATGGTGGCCGAGCTGATGGGCTGCTACGAGAAGTTTGAAACCAAGGCGGACGACTACACCGGCATCCCGCGCTACATGGTGGGTGGCGAGACTTCAGGCGGTATCGGCCGCACCTCGTCCGGCCTGTCGATGATGATCCAGAACGCCGGTAAGGCCATCAAGCAGGTGCTGATGAACATCGACGTGGATATCTTCTTCAAGGTGCTCCACCGCTTGTACGACTGGAACATGCGCTATGCTGACGACCCGGACCTCAAGGGCGACGTGAATATCGTTGTGCGCGGCGCCAATTCGGCTGTGGCCAAGGATGCCATCCACTTGCGGCGCAACGAGTTTCTCCAGGCGACGGCTAACCCCATCGACATGCAGATCGTGGGCGCTGAAGGCCGAGCAACCTTGCTGCGGGAGATTGCCAAGGACTTGGATGTCAACGTGGACCGAGTGGTCCCGGACGCTGAGGCCGTCAAACTCAAGGCCGCGGCTATCAACCAGCAAATGGCCAACCAGGCGCCGACACAAGGCTCCCAGGCCCCCCAGGGCGGTCCGTCGCAAGGCCCCGCAACTCCGACACCCTCACCAATGATGGCCCCCATGCAGCCGCCCCTGCGGCAGCCAGGAGCCCAAAACCCCGGCGCCTTGATGGTGCCAATGGCCCAGAAGTAAAGGAGCAGCAATGGGCAAGCTCGCAGATATCCTGGTTTCTGGCGGTATCCCGCCGGCTGAGGCCGCCCAGGCCGAAACCATACTCAATTCAGGCAGCTACACCTGGGCAAACCGGCCGACCTCTCCGTTCGCCAAGCAGCGCGTGACGTTTTCCGACATCGGCCCGACTGGTAGCGATTGGATGTGGGATGGCAGCTACTGGGTCCCGTTGGCCCCGGTGGTGCTGTACCGAGGGGCCGGCACTCAGGCATCTCCGCTAAACACCCTGGCTGCTATCAGCGGTACTTTTGTGAACCCGGGTAGCATCCCTGCCGGTCTGTTCGTGAAACCGGGCATGCGCCTGGATATTCGGGCGAACATCCACAAGATCGGAGCGAACGGTACAGGCACCGTTGCAGTCCTGCTGGGCACTCAGAGTTACTACAGCGGCAGTTTCGCAGCCACCGACGGCCTGGATGGACGGATTCACTTTTCGGTGGAAGCCGCGTCTTCGGCAACGCAGACCTCTGAAAACCTGGCACCGGATAACACGCTGACCGTGGCCGCTGTGTTCCAGGACAACACCATCGACTTCGCTGCCGCGGCCCGCGCTGTCAACGTGACTCTGTCCGGTGCAGTCGCAACTGACAGCTACAAGTTGGTGTCCTACAGCATTGTTCTCTACCCCTGACTGAGGAGCCATCATGCCAACCGCACTTCCAGGGTCGACGACCAGCATTGCCGCCAGTACCTCTGCGCAGCAGATGGTGCTTTCCGGTAAGGCCGCCAAGGCTTCCCGCCTGCAAATCGTCAACAACTCCACTGGCTTGATTTTCGTCCGCGTGACGACCTCGGCCGAAAACGCCGCGGCCACGGTGGCGGACATCCCCATTGTGGTAACGCAGAACAACCCCTATGTCCTTGACAAGAAGCCCGGGGACGATGTTTTGTCGATTCTCGGCACAGTCGCTTCAGGGACTGTCTACGCCACAGGCATGGACGGGTTCCAATAACAGATATACACTGCTAACACGTAAGCAGGCGCGAAATAGATGCAACTGACAGACACCGAGTATGAGGCCCTCGCACGGCTGACCCACTCGCCGGAATGGCGGGTGGTGGAGCCTGTGCTGGAGCGCATGCACTCGGAAGCGTTGGATCGCCTCATTGGCGCGACTGATATCCACAACGTCCACCGGGCCCAAGGCTCGGCGACGACCCTGCGCGAGTTCCTGAAGCTGGCCCGCCAGTCGACGGAGATCGCGCGTAAAAAGCGCGGGGGTTGACCCCTCATAACCAGGCACACCAAGGACGGACAAGGCACACCCAGAAGAGGGCGCTGAAGTTCAGATTTGACGCCGTAGGAAACCACCCATGTCCCTGCCAGCAGCCATTCAACGCCAACTTGAGCAAGCAGACGCCCTTCAGGCCAGCATGACAGCTCCCGAGACCGCCACTCCGGCGACCCCCGAGAACGACACTGCTCCGGTCACTGAAGCGAGCACACCTGCTAACGCGCAAGCAAGCGGCGATGCGCCGGCTGCCGCTCCCGTACCAGCCGCTTCGCAGCCGTCCTCTGACGACGCGAAGCTGTGGGAGCAACGGTATCGGACTCTTCAGAGCAAGTACGACGTGGAAGTGCCGCGTCTGCACACCAACCTGCGTAGCGCGATGGAAAAGATCGCGGTCCTGGAAAGCGCGCAGCACGCGGCCACGGCCGAACCTGCAAAGAAGCTGGTGACGCAGCAAGACGTTGACACCTTCGGTGGCGACCTTGTTGACCTGATTGGCCGGAAGGCCCAGGAGATTGCAGGCGAGCAAGTCTCCGCACTGCAAGCAACCGTGAAGGCTCTGGAAGCCAAGCTCTCGCAGACCCACCAGCGAGTGGAAACCTCGGACGACGGGCGTTTCTTCGCTGACTTGGCCGGCCTCGTGCCGGACTACAAGGAAGTCAACGCCGACCCGCGCTGGCTTCAGTGGCTGACTGTGACTGAGCCTCTGGCTGGCCGCACCCGCCAGCAGTTGCTGGATGAGGCTGCAGCCGCCCGCGACGTGGCCCGTGTGGCCCGTCTGTTTGGCGCCTTCAAGGAATCCCTGGTGCCGGCGCAAGCCGTCCAAGCCGCTCAGCAGCAGCAAGTAGCCCAGGAGTTGCAACGCCAAGTTGCACCTGCCCGCAGCAAGGGAGCCTCTGCCCCGGTTGCACCCCAGGCCACTAGGGTCTGGACCAGCCGCGAGCTTAACGAGCACTACCGGAAGGTTCGCATGGGCGAGCTGTCCCCCGAGCAAGCGGCACGCATCGAGTCTGAGATCAACCAGGCCATGACGGAAGGGCGCATCGCCCCCTGATCGGCCACTCTGAATAGGAGAGTTCCATGTCCACTGTGACCCCGGGCGCTACCATCGGCGTCCAAGGTGCGTTCAACACGAACCCCGCCTACAGCGGCTCGTTTATCCCGGCCCTGTGGTCGGGCAAGCTGAACGCCAAGTTCTACACCGCCACTGTGTTCGGCGAGATCGCCAACACCGCGTGGGAGGGTGAGATCAGCGGGATTGGTGACACCATCGTCATCAACAACATCCCGGACATCGCCATCCAGCCGTACACCCCCGGCCAGGCGCTGAACTATCAGGTCCCGCAGCCCAATACCATCACCATGGTGGTGGACCAGGGTCAGTACTTCGCCTTCCAGGTGAATGACCTGCTGACCATGCAGTCTAAGCCGAACTTGGTGGACACGTTCACCAATGACGCCTCGATGCAGATGAAGGTCCGTATCGACTCCAGCGTGCTGTACAACCTGCTGTTCAACAGCACCTACGGCACCATCGCGGCGGCCAACGCTGGCGCGGCTGCTGGCAAGAACTCGGCCGCCTACAACCTGGGCACCGCGTCCGCCCCGGTCACGCTGACTGCCTCTAACATCCTGGCGCTGATCACCTCGATGTCGGCTGTGCTGGATGAGCAGAATGTGCCTGAGACCGACCGTTGGCTGCTGATCGACCCGACGACCCGCCAGATCCTGATGAACTCCAACATCGGTCAGGCTCAGTTCATGGGGGACGCCCAATCCGTGCTGCGCAACGGTAAGATCGGCATGATCGACCGCTTCAACGTGTACGTGACCAACAACCTGCCGCGTGGCGCTGCAGGCACCAACTGGACCTCTGCGGACGGCCTGCTGGGCGGCGGCACTCTGGGCGGTGCGCTGAAGCGTCGTTGCGTCGTGGCCGGCCACAAGACTGCCATGACCTTCGCGTCGCAGATGACCAAGATGGAGACCGTGCGTAACCCCAACGACTTCGGCGACTACATCCGCGGCCTGAACGTCTACGCGCACAAGCTGGTGAAGCCGGAAGG